CAGCAGGAACTGGCCGTCGTCGCCGCCCTCGGCGCGGATCTCGACGCGTTTCGGGTCGAAGTATCGGACCTCGGGAAGGAGCGCGAGCGCGCGGTGGCGCTCCTTGCGGCGGCGTTCCCGGGCCGCGCCGAGCGCCGGGTTGCGCTCGCTGCGTTTGCTGTCGGTCGCATCCGCCGAGGCCTCGGCGCGCAGTTCCTCGTCGCCGGCGAGCGGCGTCTGATCCTCAGCCATACAGAAGCCCTCCTCGGGCGTCGGGAGTTACCGTGCCCTTGCGGGCGTCTCCAGTTCGTCGGCCAGCTGCCGCAGCGCGACGGCCGTCACGCATTTGCACCGCGGCTTGTCCTTCGCGAGTGCGATGAACCCGGCGAGCAGGTGCTCGAGCTCGCGCTCGCGCGCCATGTGATGCCGGGTCGACTGGCGCGCGAGGTCGCGCTCGGCCTTCAGCAGCGCCGCTTCACTCATCCGTCTGCTGCTTTACGACCTGCTTGGCCTTCTGCTTGCTCGCAGGATCCGTATCGTCGCCGGGTGGCTTGGCGATGAGATACAGATGCGGGCAAACGGCCGCGTAAGTGACGGCGCGGTCGGCCCGGTTGTCGATCCCGCACCACGCATCCACCTGCTCCAGGACCTTGGCGCGCTGGACGCCATCCGTGCCGAGGTCCTGGTACTGGACGAGGTCGTCGAACGGGAACCCGTAGTCATCGGACAGCCTCTTGACGAGTTCGTCGCGGGGCGACTGGTTGCCGGTGATGACGACGACCTTGTCCCCGAGCTTGCGGACGGCGGTGGCGAGCCGGGCCATGCGGCGCGGAGCGGTGGTTATCGTCTCGTCGAAGTCGAAGGTCCAGACGCGCGGGCCGTCGCCGCCGGCGTCGTTCAGCTTCTTGCGCTCCTCGCGGAAGCGGTGCGCGGGTAGCGTCATGCGAGCGTGCGATCCTTTCCCGGTCATGCGCCTGACCCTCCGCAAGCGCAAGCCACGCGAGCAGATACCAATCGGGGCGATAGTCGACGGCTCGGAGGCGCTTGGAGAGCGTGCGCGCGAACTCGATATCTGGCCGGTCGACCGCTCCGACCTCGATGCCGAGATCCGTCGCTTCACCGCCGAGCGAGGTTGGAAGGTGCTCAAGGTCGGCGAGCCACCGCTGCGCCGTGGGCCGTTCCCGATGACCGGAACCAACCCCGAGACCGGCGAGGAAGTTCGCTGGCTGCGCTGGCAACTCTACGCCTGGGTGCTGGTCGAGAAGGGCTAGCCGGTTACCGCCGCGACCGCGGCCTTCTCATAGTCCGCGATCTTCTGCACCAGCCAGTACAACGCGCGCTTTTCCTCGTCATCCGCTGCGTTCGGCTGCTCTTTCGGTGCCGGTAGCTGCGGCTGGCTGCTCGTCTGCGACGGCGCGGTGTTGCTGGCCAACGGGGCGAGCGCGGTCTTGCCCGAGCCGTCCGGCAGCGGTCCAAGCCCGTAATACCGGGCGCGCAGCTCGTCGATCGACATCGTCTGCGACTGGCGGATCGCCATCACCAGCTGCGCGAGGAACTGAGCGTCCGGCTTCTGCAACGCCGTCTCGTTGAAGCACGCCTGCACGCCGTTCTGAAGCAGCCCCGAGTGCGCCTCCTCGAGCGGCACCGTGTAGCCCGACAGCGTGTGCTGGAGGAACTTGGTTGACTCCTCCTCAGCCGTGTGCGCTGGCTGCGGCGTCTGGCGCTCCAGCGCGTTCCCGAGCAGCGAGGCGGGCAGGCCGAACCACGAGGCGATCACGTTCCGCGCGTACTCCAGCGTGTGGAGGTACTGCGCCTCGTCCGGGCTCGACATCACCTTCACGGCGTCCAGCCCGTTGTCCAACACCAGCGGCAGATGCGCCAGCTGCAACCCGGAGTGCTCGATCGCGAACTTGTTCGCGATCCGCGCGACCTCTTCCTGGCCGAGTTTCGCGTCCGTCTTCAAGATGAACGACGGCGCCGCACCCTGAGAAAACCATGTGGAGCCGAACTCGTACGCGGCCATCGCCAACGCGCCGGCCACGCCCGCGTAGGTGATCGGCGACAATGCGCGGCGCGACTGCGGCATCGACTTGAACGGGATGTGGATCACATCATCCGAATCGAGCTCCTGCTTGTCCATCCCGGTGCCGTAGACGAAGACCGGCCCACCCTTGCCCTCCTTCACCTCCATGAACGCGGGGTGCAGCACTTCGAGGCAGGACGGCCGGACGCGCGAGTCGCGCTCGAGCACGTACCAGAACGCCTCGCCGAACAGCGCCATCGACCAGACGGTGCGGTCCCGGCCGGTGCACTGCATCATTGCGCCAGCGCGACCGCCCATGCCGCCGCCGCCGAACGTGTCGGTCAGGATCGACGGGCGGGAGCCGAGGAACTTCTTGTAGAAGATCCCGTCCTCCGTGGCCTGCTCCCGATAGGCCCACAGATCGCCCATCTTGATGATGTTGTTCGAGATGATCCGCAGCGCGGTGAACACCACGTCTACCTGGAGCAGCGAGTGCTGGGTGACGAGCACGCCGGCGCGCTGCTGGTTCGAGAAGCCGGGCGGCGGGATCGCAGCCGGGTCCATGATCGGGTAGCCGCCCATGCCACCCCAACCGGTCCCCATCCCGCGCTGCTCGCCGAACGTGACGTTGCCGCGGGGGGTCGCGAGGACATGCCGGGCGGTCATCCGATCACCTGGCGATACAGAACCTGCTTGCGCTCGATCTCGACGTGGCCGGACACGTCGACCTGCGGCGGATGCGCCGCCGCGCCCGGCTCCTGGTCGCCGAGGATCATCCGCGGCGCCCACACGATGTAATCGCTCCGGGTACGGCCAGCCTCGATCCCCTCGATCGTCGGACCGTCCTTGATGCAGTAGCGCACCTTGCGCTTCGTTCGACCGAATGGCAAGGCGGGACCTCCGCGAAAAGTCAGGGACGGAATAGCCCGCGGTGCGCTGGCGCCTGGTCAAGCGGGACGAACGTCTGGCCACCCAGCTGCGGCGCGGGGGCTGGCGGCTGCTCGGATGCACGCTCGCCTACGAAGTCCGCGAGATTCCAGACGGTCGGTACGCCGCCACCGTTGCGCGCACCCCACAGCGCCAGGGTCACCGCGACAAGAGGCGAGATGTCCGCCGCCGTCGGCGAGCGTCGCGCCCACTTCCAGCGGTCGCCCAGCGGCGCGGCGCGCGCGCCGGCCAGCGCGTCCTCCAACTCCGGCTGCGGATCCGGGTAGCGGGCATCACCGTTCACCACCGCGTCAAAGAACTGTCCGCAGGCGTTCCCGTAGTCCTCGGTGTTCGCCTTTATCACCCGGACACCGGCGTCCTCGAGCTCGGGGATCAGCGAGCCGGCGGGGCCGCGGGTATCCACGACGAAGCTCGCCTCATGCTCACGCTGAAGCTCGGCGGCAAGTCCGACGACCCACTCCATGCCTCGACGATGCTCGACGACCGCGAACTTCCACCGCTCATCGGCGCGCTGCCCGGCCACCGCGATCGCTGCCCAGGTGCGGTCCGGGTTCGCGTCGATCGCGAACGTCAAGCCGGAGGCGATGTTGATCCGCTCGTCGTCGGCGGCGTTCGCCCACTGCTCCCGGCTGATCACACGACTGGCCTCACCTGACGTGTCGGGCCAGTCGCCGATGCTCAGGCGCTCGACGGCAAAGCCGCGCGCACTCATATCCACGGTGCGCTCATGCTCGGTCCACTCCCAGGAGATGCGGATCCCCAGTCCGGGGTTCGCCAGGCCACGCGCCTCGGGACTTAGGAGCACATCTGCGGACACACGCTCGGGGTCATCGCCCGGCGCCGACCACTCGAAATAGGCAGTCCCGGCCGCGCCAGCAAGCGCCGCCTCGCGCACCCGCGCGAACGGCACGCCGTCCTGCGTGGCATCCATCTGGTCGACGGCCGAGCCGACGTACCAGACCTGCGGGTTGCCGGCCATCGACTGCGCCGACATCGTCGGGATGATCGACGACAGGTCGTCATCGGACAGGTACATGGCCTCGTCGAACACGACCAGGTCCGCCGAGAGGCCGCGGGCGTTCCCGCTCTGGCGGGTGGCGAACTCGATGCGCCGGCCGTCGTGCAACTCGATCGCCTCGCAGCCCTTGCCCTGCAAGACCTTCGCGACTCGCTTATTGAACTCCGGGACTGCCTTGATCAGCTTCCGGAGGCGCCGGAAGTGATTGGTCGCGATCTTCTGGCGGTGCGCGGTGTGGACGACCAGGTCGGCACCGAACAGAAACAGCGCCGCGAGCTCGAGCGCTTCGAGCACGCTGCCCTTGCCGTTCTGGCGTCCCACGACCAGCCCGACCGTCGACGCCGCCCACCTACCGTCCGCGCGCTCGCCCAACGCCTGGCGCAGCACGAATTGCTGCCACTCGTCGAGGATCAGACCGGCGCGCGCCGCGAGCGCGATCGCCTCATCGCCCGACGACTCGCTGAAAGCGGGAACGTGGCTAACCCTTGGTCGCTGCGCCCCCAGCACGACGGCGTTTGCGCTCCTCGGCGAGCTGGTCGACGCCATCCATCGCCTCCTCGGGCGGTGCGAGCTCGCGCAACCGGTCGAGTGCGGACTGCAACGTCCGGAAGCACGACGCAATCTCGGCCGGTTCAGACTCGAAGTCATCCATCACCCGCGCGACCGCAAGCGCGCCCATCGCGAGCGCCGACTCGGCCAGGTCCGGTGGCAGCTTCTTCAGATCGCGCTCAACGGCACCCGCGACGGAGCGATCAGCGCCAGTTTGCGCGCGGGGCGCGGACATTGCGCGGTCGCCGGACGGTTGTGCGCCTGCCGGCCGTCGCCCGGTTGCAGCGCGCGTGCTCCGGTCCCGTGTAGCGCGATCGGTCGAAGTCGTCATGGCCGAGATCCCATGCGGAACCCGGATGAATCCAGCCGCCGCACCGCGCGCAGAACGCTTCGCCGCGCTCGACCACGCGAGCCCAGCGCTTCCGAAGCGCCTGGTGCGCCGCGCCGTAGCCGCGCGCCGTTGTGCTCCCGGCCAT